CCATGGTAAATGGAAAAAAGCCCTGTATGGTGAATTTTCTGAGGATTCAAAAAGTGTTTTTCCTCTTACGTCAACAAAGTTTATAGTAATTTGTGGAACAAAATTAGCCCCTTTTACATCGATGTTTATTGAATCAATACCAAATGTTTGTGCGGTTGGGTCTTTAAATTGGTCTTCACCAAATGTTACATCATATCCGTCTTTATATGTGGATTCTTGTCCTTGAATTGGTTTTGGAACAAAGGCATCCGTCCATGTTGTGTCAAAGTTACCGTCTCCACTAGCGTTTCTTAAGAAATTAAGATTACCCTTAGCAATTTGTGTTAAGGTATTTCCTAAATTATCATCAGCAATGAGAGTCGTTCTTGGAATTAAATCAGCTTCCAAGTTCGCATACATGACTAAGTTTTCTTGTTTATGTCCTCTTGGTTGAACTTCTCCGTTTGAATCGACAACACTATTTGGGTCAACATAAATAAGATTGTTTTGGTCAACTTTTACAAGTATGTTTTCATTATTTGGGTAATCATTATTGCTCGCCATAATATAGATTATATAATTCTATACTTCTTTTATAATCTTGTAAAGACGTTGTAAGAGGAAAGGGTACTCTAATAACAGTATTATCAGGTATTTCAAATTCAATACTTCCCGCCGTTGGATTTGCCTGTAATATTAACCATCCAAACACTGGTGAACCATAATAATCTTGCGATATTTTATCAAACCTATCTCTACCCTTTTTATAAAACATATATCTATCCGAAGATTTTATTGGGATTTCAATCCCTGGTACAATCCTAAATTTACCGTCTTCAATAAAAAACTGATATCTATCAAAATACTGTCTACTCATTATTGTGGTCTATAATAATTTAATTTATCTGTAACTTCGTTTGATGTTGAAAAGATTTGGTTCGCTTCATCTATTATTGTTTGGTTTGTTTCATCTGTTGTGGATGAAATTCCAAACTTAATTTCTTTATCGCTTTTCCTTTTTTTGAATTTTGTTAATTTAAATTTCTGTTCTTCTGGTTTTTCAACAAATTTATTTAATCTTTTTTTCAATTGATTTTTTAAATGGTCTTTATATAACAAAGGGTCTTTTAGCTCTGATATAAATGCTTCTACTTTATCGAATAACAATTGTTTCATCATAAATTCAAAATCCGCCGATTGTATTGTTGGATTTAAAAATGTAATATTGGTAGATAAACCATCAACTAATTTCGGTGCGTTTGTCTCAATATAATCAACACATGTACTGTATTCGTTATATAACAAATCCGAAGTAAAACCACTTATTGCAACAGATTTAACAATACTATCTTGTACTGTTGAATCTTTACCATTTTTAATAACAAAATTAACCCTATCTAAATCAGATATTAATTGATTTCTTGATTTTTCCAATTCATCCAATATTTGAGTAGAATCGGTGAGTTCATTTATTTTATTTTCAATTATCTCTTTAGTTATAAAATCTTTTAATTTGACATTTGTATCTGTAAGTATTGAGCCGGTCATTTCTTTATCAAACTCAACCATATTAACTAAATAAGTTGAAGACGAGTCATTAAGAAAATTAGCCAACCCTGTTTTTAATCCTGATGTATAAACGGTTAATTCTTGTGTCTTTTTATATAAACCAAGTAATGATAATGTTTTACCCGGTGTTGGTGATGTTGAGGTGTAAATGTCGTATTGATTTATTGGTCTATATTCACCCTTAAATAAAAGAGCAGTAATATCTTTACCGTATTTTGTATAAACTTTGTTATACGTGTCTTGATACTTATCAAAATAACTTTCTGTTGAGGTGAAGACGGATTTAATTATGTCCGTATATTTTATACTGTTACCATCAAGGGTACCCATATAATTTCCATCTTTTACATTTTTAGTATTTTGAGATTGATTGTTTTTGTTAATGGCGTTTGTATAAGTTTTGTTCAAATCTGCTAAAAATTCACGAGTAAATTCTTCAGCATTTCTACCTCCAATAGTTTCGTTTGTTGCGATTGACCTCTCATCGTACATTTCTGTGTTTGCAAAGAAATTAGATGATAAGGCGTTTTGTAATCTTTCAACAGGTTTAGATAATCCTTGTCCACCAATAAAATTTATAGATAATGTTACCGACGCAATCATAGGTTGAACTCCAATGCCTTCGGGGTTCAAATCAAATAGTATTTGCCCACCGTCATCATAAGAAATGTTTACATCTCTAATTACTATTTTTGAGTGATAAAAATCACCAATTCTTAAGACACAAACAGGCGGTGGTCCAAACGCGGTGTTTCTTGCTCTAACATCTGATTCTTCCGAAATACCTTTAATTGGGATGGTGTCTCCCGGTCTAATACATTGTTGTAAAAATGTAAGTCTAGCATTTAAACCTTCAGGTGTTGTTGAATGAAATGCTGGATGAAAATATTTTAATTTTTCTTTAAGTGATGAGAAAACAATCGGGTCAGTTTCTTCTAATTTTTTAAAGTAAAAACATTCGGATAGTGTTTTTGCGATAATTCTTTTTAGTGGGTCAATGGCGGGTTTTCTTGTTGGTGGGTTCACAACAACCTGTCCATTTTCTTCTATTTTTGTTATAGGTGGTTGTGGTGTTGGTGTATCGGGTTGTTTCTTCTCTGATTTATTATTGTACTTTAAAGACATTGCCGTTTGTCTACAATAGAACGCAATTGGTGAGTATTGTTTTAATTTTGGTACTCTAACGAAATCTTTATTAACACAATCTTTATCAGGTTGGGTCCCAGTTAATGTTTCACCATAATTGACCGATTCTACAATAATTTTAGTATCATGTTCAAATCCAAAATCTTTTGTATTATACTCTTTTAATATAACAATCGGTTGTCCTTGTTGAATTATTTCTTTATCGTTTTCAGAGTTATCTTTGTTTACTAAATTTAAATTTTCTGGCCATTTTATTTGCCATTCTTTTTTTCCTCCGACAGCCGATAATCTATCAAAAATATCTTGAATTACGGAGTGACTTCTTCTTAGTGATAATCTTTCGTTGTAATCATTAGTCGCAACTGATGAACATGAAGATAAAATTTGAAATCTAATTGTTTCCGCCGTTTTACCAGATATGTCTGATATTAAACTATTTAAACTAGATACGTATTTATTAAATGACACATCAGCTTGGTCAAAATAATCACCGATTTTTGTTTTTTGAGCATCAATGTCGGATTGTGTTATAACGTGATTAGCATCACCAAAAATAAAAGATTTTTCTGTTTTTACTTGAGTGTCTGTTTGAGACAAACCAGTTAAAGTATTTAACGCGGCACCTAATTCATCAATATAAGCTTGTTTTTGGCCTTTGTAATCGTCGTATAATTCTGTATAATTTTTTGTGGTATCAAGGTCTAAACTTGGTCCCGGTCTATCATTTTCATACTTTAATTTAATTATAACCTCATCAACAGGTTTAGAATCTGCTTCGTTACCTTGTGTTGTCGTGTTTGTTGGTGTTGTCTCTGTTGGGTACTCAGTGGTTACCTTATATTGTTTGATAGTTTCAGGGTCTTGTCCTTGATTTAATAAACTTTGAATCAGTTTTATATCGTTTGTATCTAATTGAGTAAATCTTCTAATTAATTCGTAGAAATCCAATTCCTTACAACCAGCAAAAAAAGCGTTGATATAATTTTCAGATTCTTCCTCTGACATTCCTTTGAAAAGTTCTCTCACTAATAAATTTAAGATACTCGGGTGGTCAACAACAACCTTAAATGATAATTGCCCACTTCTTGATGTGTCTTGATATGTATATATTGGTTCGGGTCTACCCAAAAAAGTATTGTCTTGCCATCTCGCTTGGTTGTTTTCACTAATCTTTAAATCGTATGGTGGAAACCACATAACCCTACCCCCATTGTTACCTCTTTCACAAAATGGTAAATCATTGTATGTAAATCCTGGTGTATTTGATGTTCTCCATGCTAAGTTTTCAATTGAAAACATATATTTTTTAGCATAAAATCCATCACCCGTTCCGACACCGTTTGGTGTTTCAAATATATTTGTTGAGTTTTTAGACCCAAATGAATTTTTAAAACTATTTTTTGCATCATAGTTTCCGCTTGATATAGGTGCAATATTAATATTATACGGTCTACTATCACCACCCATTACACTATCATCGAACTTTCTAATATTAGCGGTTCTTTTCATTGTATCTGAATAGTTCATATAGGACCTATCTTTAGTCCAAACACGACAATATTCAGCTCCTGTTTCTTGTTTATACTTATCAACAAACTTAATTGCGGAACCTCGTGACAACATACTATCACCCTCTTTAAAGATTCTACTGGTTTGGTCAATAACGTTACCAACATGTGTTCTTGTTGCTTGACCATCTTTAGGCATTGAATCCAATATTTCTTGAGTTTTACCTAAAATTGAATCTTCTCTAAATCCGTATTTTGTTGAAATTGAATTGTTATAATCGTTACTTTCTCTTGATTGGAATTCCTCGTTCCATAATCCAATCTTATTCTTTGAGTTTTTACTAATCCACGTAAGTTTACCACTAATTGGTCCACCTTGGGAAATATTTCTTTGTCTCTCAAATAAAGCGGCTTGTACCGGGTCAAACATTAAACTTAAGAAGTAACTACTTTTAACCATGTTGTCATTAAAATCTGACATAGTATATTTTACGTCTTCCGCTCTATCGTCTCCAATATAAGCAACACCTTTTGGTGCTTCAAGTCCTAAAAAGTTTTTAATTCCACCGGCAACATTGTTTGCAAAATTAAAAAGTTTTGATGATTGTTGTGACCTTGCTGTTGTTGTGTAATTTGGTGCGTATGTTGAATATGATAATTGGTCAAACAAAATTTGTTTCTGACCCTCACCTAAGTATTCAACCATTAAGTCAGATGGTTTTCTACCTAATTTTGGTCTTCTTTGAATACCAACTAAACTACCTAAAACACCTGTTACATCTTGTAATATCGCACCCGCTTCGGTTTTTGGTGTCGGTCTATTTACAATAGGGTTTCTTGGGTTGCTTAAATAATCTCCTGGTATTTCACTAAATGGAAATTCAATACCCGCAACCGTTTGGAGAAAATCTACACCTTTACCTAATAAACTTTTAGCAACAGTAATTTTATAGTTTTTTTCAATTAGAGGTTCTCTTCCTGTAACTATGTTTATCGCTGTTGCGATGTTACCATCCAATGCGTCAAGTATTCTAGCCCTACCTAAAGTTGCTGATTCTAAATTTTGTTGTAGTCTGGCTAATACAGGACCTTGTTTGTTTTCTCTAATATTTTGTGTAGCAAATTTCATTAACCTCGAATCGTCATCGAAGTTTTGACCCGCCATAATACTAACTAAATTAGTTGTTTGGGGTTCAAACGAATTAATATAACCCGCAGATAAAATACCACCATTTAGTTGTGATAAAGTTGGTAAAGACGTGTTTGTGTATTCCTCAATAGTGCTATTTGGTGGAATATATAGGTTAATAAAATTTTGACCAAAGTATACCGACCAATTTGTTTTAACATCACCAGGGTCAACATTAGCAAAATTGTTTAGATTTTGAACAACGTAATTTGTATCAGTAAACGTTTGAGGTCCATTGGGTCTGTTTAGGGTTTTTGAAATTAAAAAATCTCTAAACGCTTTGGTAGTATTAAAATCTAAATATGTTGGCATTTACATTATAAATAGAAACTTTTTAATTTTAATTAAATTGAGGTGGCAAGGTAAAAGATGTGTAATCTAATTGTGAAGGTGTAACCGTTTGACGCATTTCATTTACCACTGATGGACTTTTATACATTTCCCGAACAACCGCATCCAAAACAGGACCATTTGTTTTAAAGTTATGTTCGTGTTTATAATTAACCACTGCGGCCGTTTGATTTGAGTTTTGATTATTGGTATTACCTTTTAATTTATTTTCCAAATCAGATTCACTTACACCCATACTTTTAGCAACCAAAGCTTTAGCGGGTGCAACTGCTTCACTAACCATCTTAGAAAATAACTCTTCGTCCGTTTTTTGTAACCCACCTAAACTTGTTTTTTCTTTTAAATTTTCAGATAACTCTAACCCTTCAATGTATTTGTCAAATTCAGCTAAAGGTTGTCTTATTGTCGCGGCCGCTTGTACCTTAGCAACTGTTAATAATGCACTTATGTCTTTTTGCATATTTTGGGTTGCGGTATATTGGTCTCTTGCAATATCTTCAACAGACATATCTTCAAAAGCTTTTTGGTTCTCTAATAAACCTTTTGCAATTGTTGGACTTAATTCATCTAATGCAACTTTAGTATCCTGCAATCCTAATTCTTTTGCCAAGGATTGAGGGATGTCAATAACCATTCTACCACCCTCCATTTTAGAGATGTTGGTTAAGAACTCTTTTTCTTTTTCGTCAATTTGTAGACCTGATGATAACAACGCGGTTGCTGCTGACGACCTTTCCGCAGCTTTGATTGCGGTTTTAGACATCTCTTCCATACTCATACCCATTTGGTCCGCTAATGCTTTAGATTTTCTAAGATTAGCTCCTGTGATTTCAAACCTACCTAATTCAGTATTATATGTGGCTAATGAACCTGCAACACCTATCATAGCATCTTGTAATCCACCAGCATCGTTGGTCGCCATATACATTAATTTTAATGGGTCATTAAAGTCACCAATAGCGCCTCCTATAGCTTGTAATTCAGCAGATAACGCAATTGCTTGGTCCGGGTCAAAAAGTTTTTCCGCCATTGTTTTAACCTTTTCAATATTCATATTAAATTCAATAGACTTCTGAACCATTCTGGTTAATCCCTCAACACCATTTTTAAATCCAATGGTATTTAATTTGTCCATATTAGCACCAACATCCGCCACTACTTTTCTTGCATTTAAACCAAGAGTTAATGAACTTTTACCCGCTTTGTCAATTTCTTTGATTGCATCTTTTGCACCAATACCTATTTTGTCAAAACTATCTAACGCGGCACCCAATCTATATAAATCACCATAAAATGCTCTTGCTGTTTTTTGAGATTCTTGTAAAACATCTTTACCGAATGTTGTCATCTTACCAGTTTGTTCAACCATTTGTACTGAATAATCTTTCACATCCTCAAAACTAAATCCCATGGCGGTTGCGGCTGGTAATGTTTCAAATATATTGTTTCTAAATTGTCTCGATAATTCACCGGTTAAACCAAGTTCAGAATTAATTTTATTTCTTAATTCCACTTCTTGTTTTTGTATTTTTTCCAATTCTTTACCGAGAAAAGACACCATTTCACTAGTTCCTTTAACACCTAATTGAACCATAAAATCAGGTAGATTTTTTGATTCTCTCGCTATTTTACCTATTGTTTCAGATATGGTGCTAAATTGAAATACAGTATCTTTTTGTAATGATAATGATGAAACAGGATTTGAATACCCTAAGTCCGCAATGTCTTGTGTTTTTAGTAAGTCGGTTGCATAAGACGCTGTTTTACTACCCGCACCTCCTGTGTTCCCTCCGCTTGATGGTTCTTTTTGGTTATAAAATGACCAATAATCATCTACTTTACCCATTAAAGAACTATTATTCTGTACTGATTGCAATTTTAAGAACTCGTTTTTGAATTGAGTATAATTTAAACCTGCTCTTAGTTTGGATACCTCTTCATTAATTGTCATATCTATAAATATTATTTAGGAGCGTTTTCTAATTCAATAATATACTCCACGTAATATCTACGTATGAAAACGGGCATGGTGATAATATCACCATAACTAAAACCTCTTTTGATTAAAAATAAAATTTCATCTAACTGTCCTTTCTTATAAGCCATAGAAAGGGCGAAAAAACTCAACCCCGAACCCAATTTCAACTTGGGTGTCTTCTCCTGACGGGGTTTTTACTGTTTTTGTTAAATCTAATCCTGGTTTATTTTCTTTTACAAATTTTTTGAAATCTTGGGAATCTTTGATTGGTAATCTTTCCACAAAATTGTGAATATTCATCATATCCTTGTTTCCTGCAACAGATTTAATCATCATTTCTAATTGTTTTGTCACGATAGGTGCAACACCTTGACCGTTCCAACTTCTTTTTAAATCATCAAGTTCTTTTTCTTGTTTTGGTGTTAAAAATTTAAATGTAATTTGAACTTTTGATTTTTCCATAAAATATGGGTATTCACCATTCGAATCGCATTCTAAATTAAAATCTTTGAATTTTAATTCACTCATATCAACAGATACTTCAAATTCCTTTTCGGTTTTAGGGTCTGTTAAATAGAATTTATATTCAGGACCGAAAGCGGTGTTTCTTAAAAATATTAATACCGCTTGTCTATCTTCTTCAACAATATCTTCAATTTGAATATCTCTATCCAAAATTTTTCTTTTTAATAATTCATCTATTACACCATTCGAGGCAATAAGATTTTGAGCTGATAATATATTTTCATCGGCGGCTGTTAAATACGCAACCTTGAGTGATTTCTTTTTATTTTGATAGTGTATACCTCTTGAGGGTAGTTCAACAACATCATATGCAATTGTTGGGTCAACTCTAAATTCTTCCATATTTTTTATTTTATAACTAGTATAGTTTACGAAAACTTTTAAAAAAAGTAAAGGTCTCCTTTTGAGAGACCTTTTATTGACAGATTTTTTATTATTTGATTAGTAAACTAAAATACATCTATCCATTCTTAACGAACATGTGATAGATGCAATATCATCTCTTGAATAATCAAGTTCGTTAAAGTTTAAGTCGGTTATGAAAGAACCTTGAAGTATCCATTTTTCAACCACAACCCCCGTTGGGTCTAACATCTCTAATTCAATATCCTTTTTATAACCAGCTGCGTAACCCATACGACCTGTTACTGATTCGGCGTGTAGACGGAACCATTCCATCAACGCTTGTGACGCTGAAGGACCAATTGGGTCTTTGAAGGTTACTCTTATTTCACTCCATTCAAATCTACCAGCAACATATGTTGAGGTGTTTATAAAAGGAATTGCAACTGAATTTATTTTTGCGCTTGGTCTTGCACTTGATGTTACATACCATTCATTTATTCCTAATGATGAAGGAAATCTAAGTATGAATCGGTTAACTCTTTTCGGTTCGTAAGGAACCGGCATTTTCATTAATAAATCTGCCATGTCAATATTTGTTTTTTATTTTTTTTATTTTTAATCTTTCTTATAAATATGTTGTATATGAAAAAACAAAAAAAATCTTCTCAATACTTGATTTTGTGAAAATTATTTCGTATTTTTTCCATACTAGTACTAGATGCTAGTAAATTAAGAACTAGATTAAAGAAACTAGAATAACTAGAAAGAAATAAACTAGATAAAAATAAACTAGAACTAGAACTAGAATACTGGTGCATATACTGGGTAATTTATAATTTTATTTTTTTTATATTTAGTAGTTCCGTAGGTCACACTATATTATAATGTTCCACGTGGAACATAAAATAGGGAGGGTTTCCCCTCCCCTTTTTATTAGATATCATCAAATGATGCTCCTGTTGGTGTAATTATGAACTCAACATCTATGAATTCTAGAGCTCTTGTTGGTTTGATATAAATCTTACCTCTCAAAGTATTAGAGTCAATGTCTTCTGGGTCGTTGGAAACCGTAACACGGAATTCATATAAACCCCTTTCCCTTTTAATTGCATCTAATATTGGGTTAACCAATCTCAAGAATTCATTACGAACTTGTTCGTCATTTTGTTCGAATAACAATCTTACCGCTACTGCCGAAATTAATTTTCTAGCCCTTAACAATAATCTTCTTACGTTAATTCTATCCAACGCCGATTCACGAATTTGAAGGGTTTTGTTACCCCATATAATTGTGCCGGTATCTGCGTATGTTGCTATTGGGTTAATTCTAGCTTTGTATAGGTCATCTCTTTCATCTAAAGTTAATTTCTTAACCGCTTTAATTGAATTTACTAATCCTCTTGAATAACCCGCTACCGCAAACCAAGGGAAAGATACGTTATCGGTTAACGCAATATTTCTTAAAACTTCACCAGTTGGTGGTAGATATATTTGTACGGCGTTGTCTACGTCTCTAACTTGAATCCAAGGCCAATAAACAGCTGAATAATTACTATCAATCGACACACCGTCCAAAGCGTCTATTACTTCATCCGCAGTACTGTAGTTTGGTGGTGAAATTACGTAAAGAGAATCCGCTCTATCGTCTTCAATCATATCAATTGCATATGACGTTAAAGAACTATTGTCATAGAAGTTAATACCCGGTGTTGCAAAAATGTTTATATCAACTGATTCAGGATTTGAGAAGGTGTCAATACCTTGGGCGTAAGCGTAGTAATCAGAGTTTCCCGATACCGTGCTAAACACGCCTCCATTATTGGTATTACCACTTGTGTAAGTGTTTTTACCAAAGATGAATCCATCACCGTAGGTTCTCACATTTCTATAGATATCCCAACCATCAAATCCTCCAGCAGCGGTAAAAGTGAACTTACGATAATTGATGTTTGTCAATACGTTACTAACTCCACCTGTTTGACCCTCTAAATCATACGATGTAGTTAAGAAAGTTGTTCCTGTGATTGTAGACGCGTTTGTTGATAAGTGGAAACCCTTAGTCGTACCAGCCGCTGAAGTTCCTTTGAATTTAAATAAGTCCCTATCGTATGTTACTTTATTGGTTGGACTTGATAAACCAAAGTATGTTTTTCTCACTTTATCACCTGAAGATAAAACCGGTGTTCCATCTGCGAGATAAGATTCGGTATCACCAGCATTAAAGAATGTAGTTTTGTAAATCACAGAACCCAAAGTGTCTGAACCGAAAGTACTGTTATTCGGGAATCCTTTAAATCCGGCGGGATATGCGTCAACGGGGTGATTATCAGACATTAACAGCATAATGTATTTTGAACGTATTTCATATTCACCATCGGATGTACCAACCTTTTTAGCCACATAATTAGGTAAATCTGGATTCATACTACATCTACTAAATTTTTCAAGTACGACAATATTATTGTCTGTATCGTTAAAATCTCTAACAATTAAGTCAAAGTCACCCGTGTCTATATTGATATTAATAATAGAAATTTTTACCTCAAAGTTCGCTGCGTCCCCGTCTGATATTGTAATTACATCAAATAAATCATTGACTTCACCACCTCTTACTTCAGAAACAACAGTTGGTGATATTGGAGTATCATAAGACGTTTTAAAGTCATTACCAACAGTTTCATAAGATTCTGTTAAGCTTAAACCTCTAATATATCCTTCTTCATAAGCTCTTAACAAATAATTTGGATAAGCTTCAAATACATAAATAGGAACGTCACCTTTTAATTTGTCATAAACATCTGTACCAAATACTTTTGTTACATATTTTGATGACGACGCATCCATACTACAAGTAAATGATTTTGCTCCGCTCGTTGAACCTGTAATATTCACTGTAAATTCAGCTAAAGGATTTGTAGTAATTCCTGAACCTGTCACAATGAAATTAGCATTCCCCGTGGACTCTAAGTTTAAAGTTTGTTGGCTGTAAGAGCCTCTTGGTCTGAACGCTAAAACAACCTGATTATTATATGCCGTATTGAGTGTTGCGTTGTAGGTGAACTTAGTCACATCAAATCTACTTGCACCACTGTTGTATACAAATAAGTAAGAATACACTTCAGAACCCGCGGAATTTACTAAAACATTATACCATTCCTTATTGTTATTATTATTTGCGTTATTTAAACCTGTTAGAGGAGAAAGTTCTTCAAGTGATGCGGTTTGACCAGAGGTTTGTGAAGTTGGTACTTCACCCATAACAAACCACTCTCCATGATTAGATGATGTGTTACCACTAAAGTTTGCCACAATATAATCTGTAATATAATTTCCATCTACAGATATTTTATCTGATAGTTCACTATAAATCGTACTTGCCGTGATTGTTGTGGTCTGTGCTGACATTGTTAAACCCGTGGTTGTACCACTAAGCGATTCCAATATAACACCAGCAATTGTCTTAACCCCGTAAGTTTTAACAGGTAAGTAACCCGTTAAACCCAATATTTTTGTTACAAATAATTGGTTTGATTCTTCTAAATAAGATTTTGCAAAATAAGGTAATTCATATTTTGGGTTATTGTTGTTGTCTTTTAAGGGACTTGTTCCTCCAAAATATGACTTGAATTCGTCAAAATTAGTTATTAATAAAGGTTCAAAAGCGGGACCCTTTAAGGTTTCACCCACCAAACCTAATGTGCTGACACCAACACTTTGTGCCACGAATGTTAAGTCTTTTTCGGATGTGTATACACCCGGAGATACAAAAACTCTATTTGAATTTGCCATTTTTAAATTGTTTGGTTAATTAATTTTATTTCTTTATCAATAAATATCTTTGTTTTTAGCAAAGATTCCCTTGATTTTTTTAAAAATGGTACTTATGGATACTAATTTATACTTTAATATCTATATTTATCTTTATCATGAAAAACTCCTCGAAAAATATAAAGGTTAGTGAAAATCATCATAAAATGTTAAAAGAACATTGCGATAAAAATGGATTAAAAATTTACAAGGTTGTTCAAAAATGGATTGATGAGTTTTGTAAAACAGGAAAGGTGAATGATTCACCTAAGAAAAAAGACCTATACGGGGATTAATTGAATATTATTAAGCACCATTTGTTGAAGACGGTGTTGGAGTAACAGATGGTGTAGGAGTAACACTTGGAGTAACAGATGGTGTTATCGATGCACTTACTGATGGGGTAAGAGAACTTGTTGGGGTCACAGATGGCGTTGGGGATGGTGGGGTGACTAAATCAATTTGCAACGTATCATTATCACCGATACTTTGAGTTAAAATATATGTTTCAGTGTTCGGTGCATTACCGGTATATCCACTTATTAGGTGACCATTTTCATAAACACGTAGAACATATCCGGTTCCACCAGTAATCGAGACAAACAAAAAATCACCAGCAACGCTTGAATTAATAAACGCGTTTTGACTTACCCCATATAAAATAGGAAATTCAAAGTTCCACATAGCCGAAAAACTACTACCAAAAGATGATATTACAGAACCATTAGTATTAGTATTTGTAAACAATAAATTTCTGAAAGGCGTGGGTGTTGGTGTTAATGTTGGAGTTGGGGTTGGGGTTAATGATGGAGTTAATGATGGTGTTGGTGTTATTGATGGTGTAATAGAAGGGGTAATTGTTGGTGTAACAGATGGTGTCATGGATGGTGTGGTAGATGGCGTTATCGACGGTGTGACTGAACTAGTTTGAGTTACAGAAGGTGTAATTGATGGTGTTGGTGTTATCGACGAACTTACTGATGGGGTAATAGAACTTGTTGGGGTTACTGACGGAGTTAATGATGGTGTTGGCGTTATCGACGAGCTTACTGATGGGGTAATAGAACTTGTTGGGGTTACTGACGGAGTTAATGATGGTGTTGGCGTTATCGACGAACTTACTGATGGGGTAATAGAACTTGTTGGGGTTACTGACGGAGTTAATGATGGTGTTGGTGTCGGTGTTGGAGGTATCGTAAAAGTTGATTGGGTGATTACATCGTACCTATATTTTGTTTTTCCAATTGTATCGACTTCAATGGAACCAAAAGTGTTTGTTTGTGTTAAATTACTAAATGTACCATCAATAGTATATTGAGTGGTTCCACTATATTGATTTGATTCAATAAAAATTTTCACTGGTATACTTATAGAACTACCAGTAACCGTCGATAACGTATCTGTAAAAGATATTTCAACGGTTTTATCCACTTTTTTAGTTGATGTTGCAGTGTATTGTGCAATGATTGAACCACTTGAGTAATTTGATGATATAGTTATTATATTTTCAGATTTATCGATTGATGGTATACTTCTTAAATCAGGTTCAATCATCGTTATACTTCTATTTACCGCTGGTGAAACTTCGAACTCCTCATCATCAATTAGAAACCCTAACATTGTAAATCCATAATTTTGAACGTAGAATCTTCTACCATCCAAGGTGTCCATTGGGGTATTATCTTCAATTCTATCTAACACGATTGGAATGTAGTGTCCTTTCACTCGGGTGTATCCCTGACGAGACGAAAACTTTTGTAAAACCTTTTGATTGAATTTATTTATGTCTCTAAATTTTGTACAGACAATTGTTACATCAAAACTAATGTCAACCGCAATTGGTTGAGGGATTTTATAGATATCAGCACCCATTTGGTTTCCATCCCAAGTTGGAACCGAAGCGTAAAAGAAATCTCTTCTATCAGGGATGGTTCTTTGAATTGATGGATTAGTACCTAATTGAACTTCAGGTTTTCTTACAACCGCGATAAACGGTAATTTAATATTTCCATCTTCATCACTAAAAGACCAATTATTGGTGTATTCACCCCACCTTTGAATTGTTAAAATTTTTGGAATCATAGGTATTTGGTCACCATCGGAAATTACTTTGAAATTTTCTTTCACAAATTCCAACATACCTAAATCAAGGTCGTCATGTAATATTGAATCAGGAAGGAATGTGTCAGATTTTATAATTTCTTCTAACAATTCTTTTCTTCTACCCATTATTGCAGGACCATCGGCGTTTTGGTTTGCGCCATATACTTTAATATCTTTTTTTCTTTTTGGTAATCCCATAATTAAATTCCTCTAAATTCAGATTCTTGGGCTATTGCACAAGTGATGGTTCTATAATGAGGTCTGAAACCAAACATATTATGTTTATTATCTGAAGTAACCTTTCCATCGTTTACTACCGTATAGTATCTAATTCTTTCTTCTGATTCGGGATATCCAATAAAGTCACCATATCTAATATCAATATCCATTTCTTCAAGATGTTTGATGTATACGGATACTGTCATATTACCAGGTTCCAAATATCTATTTACACCTTTAGTGTATGAATTATTTTTAGGTTCTTCAATTTTAACCAATCCAAAAAATTCAGTAGGTGGTAAAAATTTAATTTGGTCTTTACCCACCTCACCATAAACATCATCTGTGTCGGTTTTTTGTCTATCTACCCTAAATAGAACTAATTTCATACCCAAATCACCATGCAAATATTCTTCACCTAACTGAACATTTAAATCAAAATCAGTTTCAGAAAAGAACTTACTTAGCCTGGTTATTGGTAGTTTATTTTTCATTTCTTATAAATAGTTCATTTATTGATTCTATTTTAGTATATTTAATTTATTGTATGCAGAGTCAGATTCCTGAGATAGAAGCGAGAAAAATTTTATCAACTTATCAAGGTTTTAATAACCAACTAATTGAGTGGAAAAGAAAATTATCCGAAGTGAGAGGTTTTCAGTTAACAAGACCTCAAGCCGATTATGTTTTAAAATACCATGATGTGGTCCCCCGAGTTGCAAAAAAATATATTAGTATTGTTGATGGGTTTGCGGACAAGTTGATGGAATCTAAATATCTAACAAAACCACCCGAAAAAATATGGTGTGAAAAGTTATTATGTGAAAGTGATATGGCGTATCACATATGGGGTAAAATTTTTGAAAGTGAAAAAAATTCAGCTATGTGGGTTCCCAAATCTGCTATTATACAAGAAGAAAAAAAATTAAATAGAGTAGTTGATTATTCCCCTTACGATAATAGACCTCCATTATCACATCAAAAAACGGCGATTGAAAAATTATTAGCCAACGACAAATATATTCTCGCTGATGATATGGGATTAGGTAAAACGACTTCAGCGATTATTGCTTCGTTAGAAAGCGGCGCAAAAAAGATTTTAATAATATGTCCAGCGTCTCTAAAGATTAATTGGCAAAGAGAAATTGAAAATTACTCAGACAAGAAAACTTTAATTGTTGAGGGTCGTAAGTGGGGTTCAACATTTAATTACTACATTATTAATTATGATATTATAAAGAACTATCATTCAACTGATACACATGAAATTGGTCAAGAAAATACCAATTTAATAACTAATGAAAAATTTGATTTAGTAATAGTAGATGAGGCTCACTATATATCAAATACAAGTGCTCAGAGAACTAAATTAATAAATGACATGTTAAAAAATATACCAAAAGTTTGGTTACTAACAGGCACACCCATAACCTCTAAACCAATCAATTATTATAATCTATTAAGAATTGTAAATTCAAATGTTACATTAAATTGGCAAGGTTATGTTAAGAGATATTGTGGTGGTTACCAATTTACAGTAAACAAAAAAAAAATATGGAACACTAACGGTGCAACAAATTTAGATGAACTTAGGATGAGAACAAAAAATCTTGTTCTGAGAAGGATGAAAACAGACATTTTGGATTTACCTGATAAAATTATTACACCAATTTTCTTAGATTTAAAAAGCACTTATTACGATGAAGAACTTGAAGACTTTTTAAGAATTACAAGTGAGGCTAAAAACAAAGAATCATTATCGGTGACAATTAATCGTTTAATGAAAGTTAGACAGATAATTTCACAAGAAAAAATTAATTACACGTGTGAGATTATTGATAAGTGTTTAGAACAGGGTAAAAAAGTAATCGTGTTTACTAATTTTACAATGTCATTGAATACGATACACGAAAAATACAAAAAGAACTCGGTAGTTTTAGATGGTAAAATGTCCAAAGATAAAAGACAACAATCAGTTGACCGTTTTCAAAGTGAGGATAAAGTTAAGGTATTTATTTCAAATATAGTTGCGGGAGGAGTTGGTATTACCTTAACATCTGCGGAGGTTGTAATTATGAATGACCTATCATTTGTGCCCGCACATCATAGCCAAGCGGAAGACAGAGCTTTTAGGTACGGACAGAAAAAAAATGTGTTAGTATACTATCCAATTTTTGAAAACACCATAGAAAAAATAGTTTATAATATGCTTCAAAAGAAAAAGAACATTATTGACCAAGTGATGGGTGATGGTGATTATTCTGAAAGTTTTGCCCAATCAATTCTTAAAGAGATTCTTTAAGGTATTTGTCATAAAGTCAATATCTTCTTTTTTCTGAGAAATACTATTAATTATTTCAATCCATGTATCGTGAATTTTATTGATATCAAAATTTTCGACACTTGAAGGTAAACTCACACAAACTTTTCTTTCTTCTTCTATAAAATTTAAGTTTGTGTTTTCAGAAACTTCAAGAGAAAACTCTACATCGTTTTTTGAACAATACATAAAAAACTCAAAGAAAATTTTTGAGTTAAAAACATCATCAATTTTTTCTTCCATAAGTACATTATTTTTGTTATATGTATACCAACCATTTAATTCGGGTATAATTGTATCTTCTTTAAGATGTAAAAAAACCATTCTCGTTGGGCTCACAGTATGAAATCTAAAATCATAGTTCAATGATACCAAAACCAAAAAATCAATGTTTTTACCAATGTAGTCCTTTACATCTATTATGTTTTTAAAACTATCACCTTGAAATTTAACAACCTTACTTTGAATCCTTTTTACTTTTGTGTCATCCTTATTATTCACCGTGAACAAATCACAACCATTAATCATATCAATCAAAGAACCTCTATATAAAGATGTCCTGTAAATATTCACCGATTTTACATTTTTTTTAAAATAGTACTCAATACATAATTCTGCAAACGTACCTATTCCCATAGTTTTCGATGCGATGTTAAAAAGTTCATATAAAAAATCATTTATCCCAATAATTTTATGGTCAATTAATATACGGTCTTTGTATTCTCTAAACCATTTAAAATAGTTAATTATTTCTTCTTCAACTGATAAACTATCATCAAAAGTGATATCCCTTAATGGTTTTCCATTTAGGTTATTAATTCCTTTAAAAAAATAATCCTGAAAAATCCATTCATTTAATTTTTCAATTATTTTTATATTGATAAGATAGTTTGTGTTAAACTGATTCACGGGTGACCAAGAACCTTTAGGGGTTAATACACCATAAGTTCCATTTTTTTGACAAAAACCATATTGATTTTTATTAAAATAACATTCTTTAAAAACCTCTCTCCACTCACTCAAAAAAAGGTCCTTAGTGGGTCCCTTTATTGTGCAAATCTTTTTTATATGATTTTCAATGTTTTTTGAGATTTCAGCAGAATACATGTCATTTAAAATATTAAAACAAATATAAAGATATTTATTGATAAATAAAAATCAATGTCAACCACTGTAATTTCAAATACTGAAAAACAAAAATTGTACTCGCAAGTCTTTCACTTGTTAGGTCTACCAGTTAGAGGTGTGGAACTAACGGAGGAACAGATGGACACTTTTTTGGAATTATCCGTGTCTGAGTATGAACAATACGTAAGTGATTGGTTAATTGAATCACAATGGTCAGCGCTTGCGGGTCTTAACGTTGATACACAATCATTGTCGCGAGCGTTTACAACAAGAAGTTTAGATTATGAAACACAATACACCCATTCTTATTCCAAGATTGTTGGATTACAGACGGGAGGTAATAGTGAATTAAAAAAAGATTACATTTCATTGTCCGCAAATACACAAACTTATGTAGTACCGGCCGGTAGAGAAATTAACGAGTTGCTATGGTTCTCAAGGGCAGAATTGACCGACTCTATTGTTGACCCGTTTTTAGGTGGTTTTGGTGGTCTTGGAGGTGTGGCTTTTGGTGGTGTTGGTGGATTTGCACAACAAGGCGCGTCTGGCTCATATTTCTTATTACCCGCTTATGATTTACTTTTAAGAATGGGTGATAGAAATATTAAAAATCGTTTAATAGGTGGCGACTTAACATATAGAATTACAGCAGGACCTAACGGAACGAAAATAGTTCACTTATATAACGTACCGGGTGGCAGATTTGATTTTGGTTCAATTCAAAATAATAGACAAAAAGTTTGGTATTGGTATTATGACACTACAGACCCTGATACGTGTTTAGATAAAAATAGTGGTATAGTAAAATTACCATCAGATGTAGAAACCGAAGAACTAACTTGGGATATGTTAAATAAACCTGCACAAAACTGGGTTAGAAAATACTTGATTGCATATTCTAAAGAGGGTTTAGGTAGGATATATGGTAAATTTTCAGGTGATTTACAAGTGCCCGATAGCTCGGTAAAATTAGATTATTCAAGTCTGCTCCAAGAAGGTAAAGACGAAAAATTAAAACTGATAGAGGAATTAATGAATCGTTTAGAAAGACTAAGACCCGACAAATTATTGGAAAGAAAAGGTATGGAAGCTGAAAACATAAACAAAGCTCTTAAATACAGACCTTTCCAATCACCATTTAACGTTATATAATTCAGATATTAGTTGCGTGGTAAGCGAAATCGTTACCATTTGTTTGTATTATTTCGTCTTCATTACTCCTAATACTTTCGGCTTGAAGAGAAACTACCTTTCTATTTAAATCAACCCAATATGGGTCAGCAAGATTTAAACTATCTTCTACATACATAAAAAATGGGTCCTTATTTACTCTATTCCAAAACAAAACTTCACTGTCAGAAAGAGTCATGACATCATCGTATTTGTCTTGGCCATCTTCTTTTAATGGGAATCCACCCACTAATTCACATTGTGTTCTGGTAAAATACTGTCTATCCTCAGGTTTTTCAACCAAAATATCGTGACGTATTTCAGGTTTAAAGACAACTAAAAGTGTTTCGATTCTTTTGTTAAAATTGGTCAAATATCTAGACACATTATAATTTCCCGTCATATCTGGATTGTCAGATAATTCTTTTTCAGAAATCATATAACAATTGATTTGAATGTAATTATCTGGCATTGGTTTACCATTTTGTTGAGTAAACTCTTCCTGTTGTTTTTTACTTGGTTTAGTTATCTTTTGCACATCGCCATCAGATTTATTCTGACCATTATTAATATAATAAATTGTCTCACCAAGAGTTGCGGGGTAGTTATTTTTAATAACCAATTCCATATGTGCTTGACGAGACATTAATGACCCCGCTTTTGTTGTTTTCTTGATGTGTTTCTTATAATCCTCTACCGATTGTTTAACACGAGATTTGTTAGCCATTTTAGACAATGGTATTTTTTTATCATAAATTTCTTGAACATATTTGTAATAAAGTTCAACAAAAGACAATCCATCACCATTTAATAAATGTTTTAAACCCTCATCCAAAAATTCAACAACATACTGTTGTAGTTTTTTTGATTTAATCGTATTTCCGGTTAATTTAATCTTCTCTTTTCCCTTCTTAATAATTTTGATGATATAGTTTTTTCTTGATACATTAATACAAGCCGGTGCGGTGTAATCAATATCAAGACCCATTTCATTTCTCATAAATGTATCATTAAATTCTGCGGTGTCGGCTTCAATACCCACATATTCTATACCATCTTGTACTAATTCATTTAAACCTTTACCAACGTAAATGTGGGTATCAACATCATCAGGAGTAGAAAAATTTACTCCGTCCGTATCCATAACCAATGGAACATAACCTTTTTTCTCAAAAAACATAATCATCATACGGAGACATTGACGGCCAGTACAAGTAATTGTTTCACCCATATTCATATCGCCCCACGGAAATACTTGAGGAGCCGATAATGAACCAAAATATGCATTAATGAAAATTTTAATTGGTAATTGTTTACGGTCATACATTTCGGCCTCATCTGGATTTGATTTTGATAATTGACTTGCGAGTCTTTTGTATTTGATACGAATGTTTCGGAAATACTTTAACATTGATTTCTGAACACCCATAACATCACACTCAGGAAAAACATCATAAACCAATTGAATTGATGGATAAAGTGAAGCATAGTCAAACTTCACAATATTCTTAGAGTATCCAACATTCAATAGTCTTGAAAGACCCCCTGTGATTGCTCTTTTCTCATCTTTAGTAGGAATTGCTAACCCATTTTCATACGACCACGCTAACATGATAATTTTCCAAAGAGTCGCTGTACCCATGGTTGCAATTCTTTCATAAGTGGTTGGTACCAATTTAGATAGTAAAAATGTTGATTGTGAAAATGAATCATCAACAATCATTGTTTCATATAAGTCATCGTCAAGATATTGTTCCACAATTCTTTGACCGGGCCATATTTCATACTTATTTGGGTACTTGTCCAATAAGTTTTCGGTACCAAGTTCACCAATTCTTTTATATTTACCTGTTTTAGGATTAACGTAATAACTATGGTTTTCTAAATATATTTTGGAAATGAACGCACCATCAACATACACTCTATTAGGTTTTTCTTTCTCTAAATACTGAGTGATATATTTCAATCCCCAAGATTTAATTTCTGAATTGATTGCTTGGGCTCTTCTAACCGCGTGTGAGATGTCTACAATATTGTGACCCCAAATCACGTGTTGTGTATAAGGTTCAATTTCGTTTGCTAATTTAAGTAGACCCTCTTTTTGTTTAATACCATCAGATGTCAATATTGAAGTACACTCAACAATGTCAACACCTAAAATTTCCGCTCTTTTAAGTATAAATGGAAAGTCAAATGATGCTGAGTTATAACCACCAATAATTGTTGGTTTCAATTCTTTTATGATTTCAAAAAACTCCTCAATACATTTCTTTTCACCATCAGGACCAAAAGCGGAGATTGTTTTTTGTAAACCACGATTGTCTTTAACTCCAATAAGAATTATCTCATTAGTTATTGGTTCAAGACCAGTGGTCTCAATATCAAATACAAATCTGTGTACACCCGAGTAATCATCAATACCCTTGAAAAGTCTTTTTTTCTTTTGAATTAGATATTGTTCAACAGGAGACAATATAGTAAATAGATGTTTAAACTTATCACCCCATGGGTCAACTCCACCCTGTTTGAAAAAATTGATTAGTTCTCGGTATCCTTTTAAACTCTTTATCAAATAGTTTTGACCATTTTCGAGCCTTTCGTTACCGTAAGTCTTAAGTTTATCAATAATAATCCCATATTCACCCATTTTTTTCTTTTGAGTGGATTTACTACCTTGATAAAAATTACAAGAACTTAAATCGCCAACCCAAAGGAATGGCGTGAAAGAATCTGGTTTAACCAATTTACCCCTTTCAGGGTCTTGAATAATTTTGTAAATTTTGTTGTTTTGATAATCGTATTCAACCCCAACAATAAATTCTTCAGGGTCCCACCCGTTTAAAAAGTTCTCGATTACCTCTTGAGAAATAACTTCTGACATATCATATAAATTTGTTTTGACACATTTGCTTACAACAAAATGTTGTAGTTTGTCTTACTAACAAATATACGAAACTTTTCTCACATCTTAAAAAATGGTAATAAATAGTTTTTCTTTAACGGGAAGTATCAGTTTTGTGGTTGGATTTAAACTTGTATTTAAAAATTGAACGGTTATTTTACCTTCGTATTTACCAACTATAGCGGTTTGAGATTCGGTAAATTGATGAGTGATATAATATTCGTCGGTCGTTTGATTGTATTTTTTATCTCTTGTTGTAATCAAACATGTGGAGTTCAATATCTCGGGTTCACCCGTTTCCACATCGTACATATCAAAAGTAATGTCACAACTTTCTAACATGTCATTAAATCCTGACTTATCATTTTTTCCATCATCAATAAGTCTCATTTTTAAAATTGGTTGCGACGCTCCCTGTCTTATAAAAAATTCCATATTTTATAAATATTTTAAAATTAGTAAATTATTATTATTTAACAGATTCAACTTCAGAACAACAAAATGCACTAATAGGGCCGATTACTTATAGTGGTTGTATAATGTACTACTAGCTCTTCTGTTTGAAATTGGTGTGGGATATCTACCTGAAACAGGTTTGTTCGCACCACTATAAGTCTTACTTGGTCGTGGCATGTTAATCTGAGCCTTCATTTGTTTTTGAAGGTACTCAGCAATATCCAACATCATTCCATCAACCGCCATAGATTAGTAAATTACAATATAGTTAGGGCATGGGTCAAACACAGAGTTAATTGTTACTGATACAAGATTTTCACCAGGTATTAACGAATTGATATTAACTTGTTTGTGATGCTGGTTTGTTGACATAACTGTCGTAGCGTTTGCTGTCCCACCTAAACTACCCAAAACACTAAAGTTTATTGTGACATTACATAACGCTTGTGCTGGTATTGTATGACCGCTGTCTTCCCATAAATGGAAATCTGCGTTATTATTATTCAATCTAACCCCCGTTAAGTATTGGGTTGTTATAGAAGTAGATGTCGGGGTTGGAGTGGGAGTAGGAGTCGCAGTTGGTGTAATTGAAGGAGTCGGTGTAGAGGTTGTTGTTAAAGAGGTCATACTATCAATACAATCTGTGACACACTCAGTTATATTATAATATGGTTTAGTGGATACTAAATAATTGTGACTAACTCTAACAAAATTTAATGGTTCTTCATAGTATCTAATTCTTTTATAATTAAAACATGAAATTCCCATATTATGTATTCCTCCCGAATATTGGGTACCACCCGCCCACGATTGAATCATAGGTTGATACCCCCTTGTTGAGGGTATAACTTCCTCCCACCCTTTTAATTTATATATTGTTCTACCATTTAAGTAAATTTTCAAAGTACCCACTCTTCTTCCTCTTTCTAAAGCCCATTTTTTATTTAAAACTTCAATGTCTTCAAATGTTGGGGTGGCTCCGGTTAACCAATCACTAATTGCGGTTGTAAGTGTTCGTCCAGTAATTAAATCGTTCCAACCACCATCATTTTCTATTCTACAATCTGTATAATATTTGTCTCTTTCAAAAGAAATTGTGATATTAAAATCATTTGACGTTCCGTCTGTACATAAAACAGGTGTTTGTCCTGAGGAAGTATAAAAGGTTTCGGTGAATCCGCTATTTGTTACACATATTCCCGAATATCTAATTGACCTCCATTGTATTCTACCATCATTTGTAAATGAAAATGATAAATTATTATCGGCATAATCTAATAAATCGTTCTCACCACGAACACCTAAATAATAAATAGTTCTACCGCTTATCCAATCTAAACCATTTCTATTTAGTACTAGGTCAATAGTCCAACCTTTTTCTGTTCTTCTATGTACTTTATATGAACAGTTATCAGCGCCGGCACCGTGGTTAATTTGATAAGCCCATGGTTTCGCTTCGGGTATGGAATCTTGAGGGCAACAATTATCTGTATCGGCTAATTTAGCGACACAAGCGTAAGACGCTCCCGTTATTCCTGTTGTGAAACCTGAAGTGTTGAGTGAAAATGGGTTTGAAATTGAATTATTGTATCCGTTATTCCTCAAATAGTGAGTATTACTATAAAGTTTGTAAGAGTATACGTCGTTTTGTAAAATAATATCTGAATTTCCTAATGTGTTGGTAAACGCCGAGTAACTTAAAGTCCAAGTTAATGCAGAATACGTGTAACCACTGTCATTCACACTATTGTTATACTCAATTAAAGATATCGTATCTCTAACGCAATCAGTGTTTTGTAGCGATGTTGTATTAATTGTTAGTGCGGTATAAGTTATGGCGGTATTTAAATCTAAAACTAATTCATCATAGTCGTCTTGAGTTTTTGATATTTCATAATCATAGTACTCCGATGAATCTAATTGTAAATCTAACCTACTACCATAATATTTGAGTATGTTTTGACTATTCATGCTATTCTATAAATATCTTTCCTTTCTTTTGATATTTATTATAAAAAGATTATTGCATGGATAAATACATTAAAAATATTATTGAGGAAACATTTGCATCAAAAAAACAACAAAGATTCTTCTACGCAAAAGCCAATGACAAGTCAACATCAAAGAAGGAAAGAAATAAATGGTCAAAATGGGCTAAAGAATATTCTGACGATACTGACTTTAAAAAAATACCAGAAAAGGTTGAAACCGAGGTAGATGAAATTGTGGACGAAAAGGGTAATGTGGCCAGAAAAAAAATTCCTCTTACCAAAGCAACTAAAGGGGGTTCTCGTTCAATAACCGACAAAGTTGTTAAAACCAGTGCCGGTAGTATGGGTACTCACGGGGTTCACGGTACTCACACATCCTTAAGATATTGGGCCGAATCAGACTTAAGTAAGGCTTTAGGATTTGAAAAAACTTTAGGTCAAGACGAGAATATTGAAGGGGCTTATGAATACTTTGAAGATGATTTAGGTATGAGTGATGATGAAACCGAGGAAAGATTATCTTCTTATGGTTACGATAAAAAATTAAAAGGAGATAAAGTAAGACTTATTGAAAACCCCAAAAAATTTGTAAATGACTATGTTGAAAGTGTTTTGAATAAAAAATCAACTCATAGTGATTTAGTAAAAAAAGACCAAACAGAAGATATTGAAGTTGAATTAAGTCCAATCATAAAAAGACAAGTAATGTCTTTAAAAAATACCATGTCAAAAAACAATATATCTGTTGAAGATGTGATAAATATTCTTAAAAAAGAAGAAAATACCGGTGAATAAAGAATTAAAAGATAGAATTTTTGATATTCCACAAGATATTTTAGACAAGATAAACCATACAGTAATCGGTTTAAATGGTGAAAATACGCGAGGTATCGAAAGAGCTAAAAAACTTTTAATCGATAAAAAAGTAAAATATGGTCAACTGAAAAGAATTATTCACGATATCCAAAATATGGATAAAACAAAAGATAAAACCAAGTATGACTTATGTGGTGGAGACCTAATGGAAAAATGGGCTAAACAATTTTTACAAGGAGAACGAGATTTAATAAGTGGTAGAAAAGATTCAAGAAAAAAAGCCGATGAAATCACATCAATAACAGGAGAAAGAAAAAATAGTCATCTCAAAACTCATAAAAAAAGATTTGGTTTTAAAATTCCAACCAATTTAGTTAAAAGTAATTCTCATAAAACAAGTGTATCTCCACTCACATCAATGAAATTATTTGAAGAAATAGACAAAATAAAAAAATTAATTAGTTATTAATATGCCAACACAATTAGAAATAATCGGAGATAGAGAAAGAAATATTCTCATGTCTAAAAATGAGTACAATCTTGGAGATTTGTATAGTTCAAATAATACTGGAGCGCTGTCAGATGGCGATGAAAGAGGTAAAGGAGAATTAAATAATAGTATTGGTTCTAAAACAGATATTGTAGAAAGAACTTCTTTAGTTGCAAAAAATCTTTACGGCCCAACAAATGAATACAGTAGTGGTAACCCCAATGCACTATCAGATGGCGATGAAAGAGGTAAAGGAGAATTAAATAATAGTATTGGTTCTAAAACAGATATTGTAGAAAGAAACGGTCTTTTGTCTAAAAACATTTATAATAATTCTTTTGAATATTCTTCGGGCAACCCTAACGCCTTATCAGATGGCGACGAGAAAGGTAGAGGAGAAAACAATACGGGTGGAGTTGGTACCTTAACAGATATTAACGAAAGAACGACTTTAGGCGCTAAAAACAAATACGGTAGTACAAAAACTTACCCCGATTTTTAATGATAAAATTTCAATCAATATTAACAAACATTTTATCCGAAGCGCCTACAAGAAGTACACAAAAAACCCTTGAAAACGCAATCAAAAATAGAATGCCTGTGTCTTTTGATTATAGAGGACCCAAAGGAGAGGTTCAACCTGGTAGAAGAATCAAAACGGAATTAGTTGCATCGGGATTAACAAAAAAAGGAAATTTAGCGGTAAGGGGTTATGTTAAACCACCATCAGTATCTAAAAAAGGATTTAGAAAACATGGATGGAGAACATTTATTATAGATAGAATATCGTCAGGTTCAATCCAAGTTTATGAGGATGAACAATTCAATCAGAAAAGACCCGGATATAAAGAAGGTGATGATAATAGTTTTTCTACAACATATGTTACAAGTGATTGGGGAGCAATGAAACAACCCCAACAAACAAAACCAACACCATCACCAGAACCAAAAAGAAAAGAAGAACCCAAAAAACAAGAACTACCACAACCAAAACCAAAAGAAAAACCATCCACTGTCCCTGTTGAAACACCAAAAAGAGAAGTTGAGGTTTTCAATGATTTAAAAACAAAGGTTAAAGTTGTTGACAATATCAAACAAATTAGTCCTGAAGAATTTAAAACCGCCATTGAAGATTTATACAAAAAGAAAATGGACGATTGGAAAAAATCTCAAGTAGATATTGGGGGAAATTTAAACGCTGGCGAAGGTACGAGAAGAAGAATTGAAAAAGACTCGGAATTAGATTTAGATAGATTATTAAAACAAGATAACATTAAAGTTATTGAACCCCCATCAGAAGAAACTGTTGAGTTACAAGAACAATTAAAAAGAATCAAGACTTTAATTTTGTTTTAAAAATACTTATTTTATAAAAAAATCAATATGGAAAAAACAGGACAAGGCGTAATATCACAAAATGATTTAATGCAAAGATTAGTGCAAGCCAAAAAAGTGTTGAACAAAGTTGAGACTGGTGACTTTGAAACAGGTAATGTTAATGAAGAAATACTAAGAAGTAACCCTGAAGATATTTTATCGTCAACAACTCAAAACCTACAAGTAAGACAACCACAACAACCAAATTTACAAAAAATACAAGAATCTAAATTACCCGAAGTAATCAAAAGAGCGATGATTGAAAATCCAATACCACAAATTAGTTTATCGGATTCTTTAGATTTAAACTTTGTCGAAAAAACAAAAAAACTAATGGAATCAGAGGGTGTTGTCACAAAAAAATCTACACAACAAAGGAGTTCACAAGTAGATAGTTCAGATTTGGTTAAACAACTTACACCAATAATTGAAAACATTGTAAGAAAAACTGTAGTCGAAATAATGGATTCCAAACTTAATCAAATTTTAACAGCGCAACAAACCATGAGTATTAATGAAAATTTAGTATTAAAGGTTGGTGATTCCGTCTTTAAAGGTAAAATTACAGGGGTAAATAAATCTAAGTAAGTTTGACTTTTTCAATTTCTTTTCTTATAATTTATAAAAAGAAAAGATTTGAATGTCAAAAATTAAAATTTTAGCAATACCCCCCGATACACATGGTGTAGGTAAATATAGAATATTAGACCCATATAAATTTATTGGAGACCATTATAGTGACGAATTTCATGTCGACATTACATTCTCTGCTGAAAACAACGATAATTTCTTTAAGAACTACGATATTGTGGTCTTCCACAGTTTTATCCATCAAACGAGTCACGAAGAAAATATTTCAAGAATTAAGTGGTTAAAATCTCAGGGTATTAAAACCGTAATGGATATTGATGACCATTGGTCTCCCGACCACAGACACCCAATGTATTTTCACATTAGAGAAAGTGAGCTACCAAAGAAAAAAGCTGACATGATGAAAGAGTCGGACTACGTTACGTGTACGACTGAATATTTTGCCGATACTTTAAGAAAAAGATTAAATTTAAAAAATGTTTTAGTATTCCCTAACGCAATCGACCCAAATGAGAGCCAATTTAAACCTAAACCCACACAATCAGATAGACTTAGATTTGGGTGGCTTGGAGGTTCAACCCACTTACATGATTTAGAACAAATTAGAGGTGGAATTTCAATGATTAATAATGAATACGATAATATTCAATTTGTCTTGTGTGGTTACGATTTAAGGGGTTCTATTACTGAGGTAAATCAACAAACAGGTGAAAAAAAAACACGACAAATTCAACCCACGGAAACGGTTTGGTACAAATACGAACAAATATTTACGGACAATTACAAAACAATTGACTCTGAGTATAAATCATATTTAATG